ACCTAAAGACTCTTTAGGCTTTTTGTTAGACCAATTAAACTTCCATATTTGTTTGTACAAACAAAGTATTACATCTCTTGTTAAATCAAAAATAGAACAAACCTCGTGGCCAACCCCATCCCAAAAACTACCTCTACCATCTATTACAAAAACTCTAGCCTCTTTAAAACCTGAGTCAATGAAAGCTTTTATGGCATGTGATAAGTGGTGTGGTTGGTCCAGGGTGACCAGATCTTTGTCATACAAACCTTTGAAATGTAAATAATTAATTAGATTGTTTGTTTCTAAAATTTCTTTGTTGTAAGAAGTTGAATAGGCCTTATCAATTTTAAATCCTAGATTTTTTATTTGATCTAAACATCTAAAGGGTATGCCACCTATATGTTTGAGCCTTGATAACTTTCTCTCCTCATTATAATAAATTATCTTGCCATCTTTCATCAGTGTTACTGAAGGCAAGTGACCCATACCTATTCCGGCTACAATCATTTTTTCTTCTTTTCGTCTTTGAGTTTTAGTTTTTCTAATTCACAATAATGAATTATTTTATCTAGATCTTCGACTCCATTTTTAAATCTATATCTACAAACGTATTTTATCACGTTGCCCTGGAAGAATGTTAAATCATTCTTTGCGATGAATTCATAGGGTTGAATGGTAAAGTGAACGTAGTGAGATCCACCTACCTGTCTTCCTTGTGGGAAGACATCATCAAACATATCTTTATCTGTCATAAGTTGCCTCATATTGTTTAAAATACTTTCCTAGTGGAAAGTTGTATTGATGGTATGTACCCAGTAGATGCAGGGTGTTCTTAGATCTTGTGACTCCTGTGTACCAAACTCTAAGCTCTTTAACCTTGTCAGCTAAATTTTTTTTATCGAAGTGAGATGGAAAATTACATTTGCTAGCAAGAACAACATTATCTGCTTCTCCACCTTTGACTTGGTGTATTGTATCTATGATAATTTTTGGTGGTAAGTTTAAGTCTACACCAGCTTTCATAAGTTTATTAAAATATAGTTTGTCTTTGTCTTTAAATTTTCTTTTGAATACCTCTTGCCATGGTCCTTTCTCATCTCTCATACCACATCTAAGATGTAATTCATCAAAATTAAACACTTGGTTTGGGTGGGCAAAGCTCCATTTCTTGCTGTCAGATGACCGGTATCCGTGGTCTATGTTTAATAAATACTCATACATTGTTACAGCTTCTTCTCTGCTTATGCTGCCACCTTTACAAATCGACTCCCAAAAATTAATTGCATGATACTGATTCGGGTCAAATGATTTATTGTTCTTTTGATCTTGGTAATACAAACCTAAATCTTTTGCCTCCTGCTGCAGCTCTTTCTTAACATCATTTATTCTAGCTAAGACCATCCAATCACCATCCATGTCCCAAGGTACTTTTTTCAAACCACCCCACCTGTACACTGCACCATCTTTACCATTAGAATAAAATTCTTTTTCTACACGATTTTCGCCCATAGAATTTAAAATACAATTAGAGAAGTGATGTATGTTTTTATTTAATCTTACACTCTTCTTCAAAACTAAAGACCTACCAGGAAAGTTTTGAAACAGTTCCACATCTGCACCGTTCCATTCATAAATAGCTTGGTCATCATCACCTGCTATGTAAACTCTGTGAACTGCCTTTGCTAATTTTACCACAAGATCCCACTGCAAGGGTGTTAAGTCTTGAGCTTCATCAACCATCAAAACTTTGAATGGTATAGATACACCATCATCGATAAACTTTTGCACCATGTCAGTAAAGTCTAATCTATCAGGTGTCCGTTGTCCGTTCTCCAGTTCCATTGTTTTAAATTCTTCGTAACCATTAATAATAGATTTAAACTGCTGCAACCTTACAGATTTTCTTGGTTGCTGTTTGTAAAGCCATACAGGATCAACTTTCATGTTTCTAGCTCTATCGTATATTTGTAAAGACCAGTTGTTGAATACTTTTTGATCATCATGACCTTCTTGATATTTGACTTTGATAGTTCCGTATTGTGTGTGAAACATCAGCAGGTCTGCCTTTGGATCTAAAACGGGTATCTCAGCAAACTGTTGTCTGGCCAAAGAATGTAATGTTCTAAAATATTTGAAATCATCTTCATCGTATTCTTTAAATCTTTTCCTGACTCTTGCCACGCATTCATTAACTGCTTTATTGGTAAATGATATGTAACAGATCTCATCGGGGGAGAAACCTTGTTTAAGATAACGTTGTACTCTCTTGAGTAAATTTTCAGTCTTACCTGTACCTGGGGGTCCAAAGAGTTTAATTGTCTTCCCACGCAGCTTTTGTTTTAACGAATTTGACATCTTTGTTTTTGTGTTCACTTTGTTTTGGTAATTCTACCACCCAATGTCGGGTCTGAATACCTTTGAATTTAGATTTAGGTTGTGCACCACCTGTTTCTAAAAACTTAGTACACTCTTTTTCATTCCAATTGTAACCCATCTTCTTCATAAAAGATTTGAATGTTTCTAATTTAAATCTCATCTCAACATCATCTTTCCAAATGTTACCTGAGTCTATCTGATCAAACTCAGTGGTATCCTCAACATCTTCTAAGAACCTGGACATCCTTGAATTGAATACATCATCAAGTTCCTCTTTTGAATCAAAGCCTTCCATATCTTGTTTGGTCGCCATCAATTCCTCTAGCCAATCCCTGTAGGGATCCGGATCTCTTTTTGTTGGTTTAAGTGCTCTCCAAACAATATCATAATTAAGTAAAGCCTCACCAAGCAGTTGTTGTTGATACAATTGTTTTGTTGATAATCTTATAGACTTACCTTGTATAGGTAAAATCCAATATGGTTCAGGATATGAATTTACTTTTGTAAGTTTACCAACCTCAGGTAAAGCCTCATTCTTTCCTATTCCATGTTTTCGTCTTAAACAAGTGGTAGATGAACAATGCATTCTAGCCACAGAAGTTTTGCATTTGTAGGTATACTCTTTGTTTTCTACACCTTTGAATATGTTGTTTAGTTCCTGCGGGTGCAGTGCCTCTGTACAAACTTTAGACATCATGTTTCTTGTCCAGTCTTGATACATGACAGGATCGGGATTAATTTTTTTTGCTAGTACAGCTACGTTAAACATAGCATCATTACGACCTTCACCTTTTTGTATTTTGTTTTTCATAAAATTAACTACACATGGTGGGTAGTCTTTTGTTTCATCATCTTGAAATACTTTTAATTTTTTAAACTGCGTTGGTGTAAGTCTATATTCAGATACGAACTTAAATAAATTTTCTAGTTTTATTGAGTTGCCATCATTATCCATTGCAACTCTAGTTGTCATGTGTGCTTTTTGATACGGTAGGTTTACAAAATTACCTTTTCTTTTTTGATTCCAATCTTCAGGTGTTAAATCAACTTCATCCTGAGCAGGATAAATATCTGTTGTTGTATCATTAACACCTAAGTCAGATGCAATCTCTAATAATTTTCTTCTCATCTCCGATGCAGCAACTACACCGTCAATGAATAAAATTAAATGGAGTCCGTTTGATTTGGAACGGAATGGGACGAGTGGGTATTTTCTTTTCCGTATAATCGATATAACTTCTTTATGCTGTATATTATAACGATCAACATCGATGACCCCCCAACTGCATGAATTATCATCTCTGATAGGGACAGATCCATAATATTTTTCTCCTTTTAAATGTTGTAGCCAATGCTCTTTTGTCATTGGCTCTGGTTCTACCCAATGTCTGAATTCTTGTTTGCCATCGCGGTCACGCTTGTGACCCAACGGTGTCGAAGCACCAAAATATGTAGAAGAGCCTTGGAAGAGTTCTACAAACTCTCCCAAGGTTTTGTCAAGTATCTCCATAAATTAGAATGGAGTTTTTTGTTCCGCTTGATCTTCGTTCTTGTGATTAGCTCTCACAGCACCTTTTTTACATGACTCATAGAAGTCAAAGGCTGCTTTGATTGTTTCTTCGCTCTCCACTTGTCCGATATGCTCTATCTCCCAACCATACCAAGAACCTAGATTGTTTTTCTCTAGCACAGTTTTTAGCATGTAAGATTGAGTGAATGGTGCAGGTCTAAAGAAACCTTTACCATCTTTTCTCTTTGCTCTGAGAGACATCATCATTGAATTCCACTTTTTAGATTTTTTTCTTTGAGTAGATTTCATAGTGATTAAAGCAGTAGAAGATTTTTCTTCCTCAATTACCATTACGTAATGGGAAGCTGTTTCCTCTACATAGTTACCATTTTCGAGTCTATCTTTGCCTTTATCATCTCTAACAGTTTTAGACATGATATCAGAATCAGCAGGATAAACATTGATGGGTGCAACTGCGCCCTTATCTCTATCCTTCCATTCGATATACTCTAGCTTATAGAAACAAGGTATAACTTGTATACCTGCTGCTCCATCATATAACTCATTGGTTACTGTGTTATATATCATTCCAGGCCTAGCCTCTGCTATGAATTGACTATCGCCTTGTGTTACTTGGGGTGATAGTTGGCCAAGAACTTTAAGAAATGGTAACGCTAAACTATTTGAGTCTACGTTATCAAATCCTTCGTCAGCAAATTGCTCAATGTTAACATTAGCAACTGCACCTGCAGCTTTTTTTACTGCCACTTGGGTTTGTCCGTCTTTGAACTTTATACTGTTCTTAATTGACATTGTTACTCCTCAGTTATTATTTGTTAGTTATTTTCGTTTTATTTGCGATGTATACTCCAAACAAATCAAAAGGTAATTCTTTACCTGTTTCGACTTGTTCTTTAACAAAAGCTTTTAAAGTCATTGGTTCTACTTTTTCTTTTTTATTATAAGCAAACCCATTGTCTTCACACACCTTTATTAATTCAGAGACTTGGTTGTCTTGTCCTCTGCTGAATGAGGCTGTAACTGTGTTCTTAATTAAATCTTCGAACCCTTTACCTCTCAACCAACTGAAGGCTTCTTCAACTCGTGACTCAGGAATTTTTGCTGCATAGAATGGTTTTACTTCTACAGTAGAACCATCAGCTAATTTCAACAAAGATACACCTGCTTCCTGCATCATCTCTGGAATGACTCTCTCTTCTAAATCACGTGTTTTGTTTTTTAGTAGAGATAATTTTTCTTCTTGTTCTTCAACTTGTTTTTTTAGATCTTTTAAATGATTGCATTTATCTGAAATAGATTTTACACTATCTTGATTAATGTCAATGTTCGACATTTTTTCAATATCCATATATCCTCCTGTAGGACTCTTATTTTATTCCCTTGACCTTTGCAACAAAAAAATTATATCTAAATCAAGATGTGGAAATTTCCGTATAAGACAATCCCATATGAGCATCAACGTAATGCTTTGAATGAATCAGCTATAAAAACGCAATGGGCGTATTTTATGGAAATGGGTACAGGTAAAACAAAAGTAACTATTGATAATCTTGCTTATTTGTTTTTACAAAGAAGTGTAACAGCTGCATTAGTTATTGCACCTAAATCAGTATATACCAATTGGGAAACTGAAATAGAAGTACATATGCCTGAGGTTATAAAATATAAAATATACAAATGGAATATAGATAAACCCAAAGATTATTACAAACTACAAGAATTTAAACACCTTAGAATCTTTCTAATTAACGTAGAGGCTTTATCAACAAAAAGAGGTTTTAATGCGTGTGTAGAATATCTCAGAGAAAATAAATTAAATTTTGTAACACTGGATGAATCAACCACAATAAAAAACAGATCAGCAAAAAGAACAAAAAACAT